GTAGTTTTGTTAGAATAGTTGTAAGAGATTTTGCCTTAAACAGATGAGCCTCATCACCAACAATACACCCAAATTGTTCAAAGTAACTTTTTGGAAACTTGTAGATAGACTGCCAAGTAGAAATGACAACACGTTTAGTTACATTCTTATCATGTCCACTATAAATCTTCTGCATATACTCTTCTTGCCATCCATAGTCGATAAAGTCAGAATACATCTGTTCAACTAGAGATGTTGTAGGAACAAGAATAAGAATTTTATCTGTTGCTTCTTTTTCTAAAAGCAACATATAATATCTTACCAAAATATAGATTATAAGTGACTTACCAGAAGCGGTAGGACTAAGAAGAAGGGCCCTATGGTTTCTAATAGCATAATCCACGGCATCAACTTGATAATCACGAGGTTTGATATTTCTTCCATTGGATCGAAGTCTAAGCTGTCTAATGAATCCATCAAGAGTTGCTCTGTCGATTGTTTTTTCATTTTTTAGTTCCTCACTAATTTCATAATTGTCACCATAGTCATCTAAGTATTTTATTAGATAGGGTAACAGTCCAGCATATAGTTCTCCAGTTGCTGGAGAAAATAATCTAATTTTACCATCCCAAATTCGGTTACGATATGCGGGCATAAACTTTGCCCCCGGCACCTCAAATGTAAAGAAGTCGGCCAAAGCACGAGCAGTGCTTCGTTCTGTATCTACATAAAGATACACCTCATTCTTTTTTGAGATATTTGTCATTAAATAGCACCGTCAACAAACTTACGCCATTCAATTGCATTCTTAATATCCCATCCACGCTGTTGTATCTGTTTTAGAATTCGTTCACACGAATCTACGCACATAGAATAGTATTCCACCTTCTGTTTAAGTTTGATGAGTTCTTCATCAGACTCTAAGTAGATAGGTAAATCTTGTTTTAGAATTTTATGATCGAAAGGATTATCACGATATACTTCTGGTGATGATTTACCACCATAGTATTCCCATTTCTGTCTATACTTTACTTTATAATTACCTTCATTCATCAATTTCATTTGACGAAAATTATTATAGATAGTAAGGTATTTTTGATGGAGAGATGCAGAACGAAGAGATTCGTCTGCGAGTTCCAAATCATCTATTTTCAGGTCTTTTTCAGCCTGTGATTGTAATTCATCAAGTGTCATTATTTTTCACATCCTTAATAATAAAAGTGAGCAGTGATTGGTTAGAACTTGCTGTTCTATATTATCTCACTGAGGAGACTCAAAGTTGATTGTTCAAGTCAACCTTATCATCTGCTCATACTTATTTATAACCTACGAATTTCGAAGTCTGTAAACTTAAATGTTGCAGACGCAGTAAGACTTGCCACATCAGTGTCTTGAACAGTAAAATCGACTCCAGTAAGTTCTGTTGGGAACATTCCTTTGTATGTAATTTGCAATATAGGGTTATTTTTATTTGACAGAATAGTAAGTGTCCCATCACTAAACATAGAAGAGACACCACCACCAGGCTGTGTGTCTGTATTAGAATTTGTCATATCACTAAATTGCTCTCTACTATTAGGAAATCCTACTCCAATAATCCAATTATAAATTTCTTCCCAATTCTCATAAGTTTCATTTATCAGAAATTCTAAAGTTAAGTCACTATATTCAACACTATCGCCCGCTACAAAAATGTCCTTAAATGGTGTGCTAATTCTTGCATCACCACTTAAAGTAACTGTTGGAAGATTTGCCTTTGTGACAAAATACTCTACTTCTGGTAATCTATTAATAGAAAACCTAAACTGAGATGCTGAAGCATAATCTAAGTTTGTTGGTAATCTACTTAATGCTTTTAATTCTGCCATTTTAGTATTCCTTTTATAAGACTATTTATAATGCCACAAATAAAAAAAGGGAGAGCCCGAAGACTCTCCCCATCAAGATTGGTAAACCCAATTCTTATTTTTGTTACATGATGTTTGTAACTTGAACTCTTCTGTAGTAAGTGTTTGTGTTTGCAGTCAAAGCACCTAGTCCAGCAGTTGTTCCCTGTGCGAAAGGATTTGCAGTTAGACCATAACGTGTCTTAAATCCGATCTTAGGTTGGAAAGTGTTTTCACCAACCGCACGAACCATCTGTAGTGGAACGTATGGGCAGTAGAAAAGACCTGCATCATAAGGGGAAGATCCCTTATAACCAACAACATAATACTGTTTGTCAGCAGTGTTTGCAGAATACGGGTCGATATACACTTTGTAGCGTCCGTTAAGAACACCAGCAAATGTGTTACCAGCATCGTCAACACTTAGGTTGTTGTTAAGAGCAGGAGATGTATCAAGAACACCTGCCATCTGAAGTGCAGAAGCAACATCAGAAGAACAGATAATCATGTTACCCTTACCTCTACGAGTCTGTTGAGCGATTGCGTTAGCATCTCTTTCAACTTGGAACATAAGTCCTTTGAACTTCTCAACACTCCAACGTCCGTTTGAATCAACGTCCATGTCGAAGATACCAGCAGTTGCAGTATCGTTCTGAGCACCCTTAACAGCAGTTGTGTAGATAGTTCTAACAACTTCTCTGTTGATTTCTGCGAGAATTTCAGCAGAAAGGATGTTTGCAAGTTCTGTCTCAGCATCCAAACCGTGGATTGCCTTGAGGTCTTGTGCAAGTTCCATTGTGTATTCTGCCTTTAGGGCACGTGACTTTGCAGTAACGGTTTGTTTCTCGATTGAGAATGCCATTTCTGCGAAAGAGTTACCAGCAGAATCACCTTTTGCTTCAGCAGCAGCAGTGGTCATACCTGTTCCGTTGGTGTATGTGCCTGGAGCAGCATCATTCAACAGGGCAGGGTTAGTTCCTGCTTGTGTTCCAGCACCAGAGAAATCTGTGTCTGCTTCATTGAACATAGACTCAGTTCCAGCCTGTGATGTATAACGAGAACGCATTGCGAAAATCAAACCTGTTGGGCCTGTCATTGGTTGAACACCAGCGACATCATATGCGATTAGGTTTGGCATTGCACGGCGAACAAGTGAAATTAGGATCGGATCCCAATTATCAACATTACTACCTGTTGCGTTAGTTGGTGCAGCTTCTGAGAGGAATCTTCCATCCTCACGAAGTGCTTTTTCTTGGTTTTCTAGAATTACAGTTGTAACAGCTCTGCGATACGAATCCTTGATCTCTGGGAGGTCATTGTGTTCTAGCACTGGCTGCCATTTTTCCTGTAGATGCTCTGTATTGAACATGTTAGGTTCTCCTTATTGAGTTATTTTGTTTCAAATATTTATAATATTTCAGTTTTTTAGCTACGAGCACGTTTGACGTTCCGACTGATAGCATTCATGTATGCTGCCATAGCATCAGAAGTGTCAATCGTATCAGTGCCAGTCGTATCAGTATCAACTGATTCTGTTACAGTCGCAGCAGACTTAGGGAAATAACTTTCCTTTAGTGAGTTTAGTTTGTCTTTGAAGGTTTCTTCATTAACAAAATCAACTTCATCTGCAAGTGACTTAAACTTCTCGACTTCCGTATCTGTCAAGTCTTCAGAGACTTCAGCAAACACAGACTCCCGAACCAACTCCCCTACAGATTTATTCAATTCTGCATTTTTAGAAATTTGTTCGTTGAGTTTCTCTTCTAGTTGGTCAATCTTTTCAGATTGGGCTTCTAGAATATCATACTTTTCATCTGGAACATCAATATAATGTTCTTCAAATAGCGCCTTTAGACCAGAGATGAAATCTTCAGCAATCTCGCCTTTGAGACCTCTCTCAATTGCAATCTCGTTCTCTTTCATCCACTCTTCTACAACATAGTCCATGTATGCATCAACTTTTTCGGTCAATTCATCACGAATTCTATTGACTTCCTCGGCGATTTCTTGAGTTTTTGATTCCTCAATTCTTTCAACCTCAGAGCGAAGTTTAGATTTAACCGCAGCCTCGAAAATAGTTGCAGCCTTATCCTTAAATTCTTCAGATAGTTCTTCACCTTCAGTAAGTGCAGAAACATCTTCTGAAACATCTACTGATGCAAGACGTTCATCCAAAGTAGATTCGTCAACTTTCACTGACTCTTCTTCTTCTCTGTCTTTCATCATAGCACCGTATGCAGCAGTAAGTTCTTTAGCATTCATACCAGTCATTTTTTCAATCATGGCATCTTTCATTGCTTCTTTAGTCATACGAGCTTCGTCTAGTTCCTCACCATCGTGTTCAACTTCAACACTAGCGGCAAGAGGTTCTTTAATTTTGGTTGGTTCGTCATCACCACCGGCATCTTTTGCACCCTTATTCTGAGCATCTTTAACAGGTTTTGTTGCTTTTGCGGCATCAGCACCTTTCTTCTCATCTGGGGATACAACTGCTTTGCCAAGGTCTTGAACTTCACCATCCACCTTATCCATTGATTCACCTTTAGCGGCACCATCTGTTGGTTGCTTTGCTTCTTCAAGCTCTGCAGCAACTTCCGCTTCTAGTTCCTCAATTGTCTTGTCGAGTTCTGACATTGGGATTTCTCCTTAGTTTGGTTATATCATTTATTTATAATGATTAAAGTTTTGACAAAAACTTTGCAAAGGCAAGTGCGGAAACTTTACTGTCTCTTTGTCTTACCCCTTCATTGATTTCGTCTTTGATCTTTTGGATTTCTACTTCTTTAAGTAATCCATTATCCCAAACCCATTCTTTACCCTCCATAATACCTTCAACGAAGGCTTGTGGAGCAGAAGGGTCTGCAACAATATCTGCCGCAGTGGCAAGATAAAAATCATCTTTAACATAGTTTGCACCACCTCTAGATACTAGTGAACCCATGCCTCTAGAAGAGACACCAAGTTTACCACCATCTTTAATTAGTGCTTTCGCAATTTCCCCCATTGGAGTAGAGAGCAGTTTCGCCTCACCAACAAAGTTCTTTCCATCAGCTTCAAGTTTAGTAATCATATGCGATACTCTGTCAAGATTGACAGTTGGGCCTTCTGGATGACCCAGTTCCCCAAACGCACGACCTTCAGCAACAAATTCTTTATTATAACGAGCGACTTCTTTTTCAAGCACACTCATTGGATAGACACGACCATTTCTATTCTTCTGGTCGGCCTGCATGAAGATTCCACGAATCTTCATATCTTTTCCACCGTCTTTTTCTTCAACGATGTATTCTACTTCTTGTATTTGTTCTGCAATAAGTTTCATGGTTAATATCCCGAATTCGTAATTGCTGTTCCATAAAGTGTAGTTGCACCACGCAACCCTTCACCAGCGAGAGTATGAACAACAATGCCTGCTCCAGCACCAACGTAAATAGTTCCTACGTCAGCATCATCAGCAGAATTCCGAACAGTGATAGTTTGTGCAGAACCAGTATTAAAAACCCAAACAGCATTTTCATCTGTAAATTTAGTAGTTCCAGATGCTAATTGAGTTGCTGTTCCTTTTACTTGCATTGTCCTAATCCTTACATTACCGTTAATACTTCTTTTTCAAAATAGTCTAATATCTGTTTTTGCGGAACATTAAACTTTTTTGATACAGAAGTAATTGTTTTGTCAAAAGTATTTAGGAAATCTGAAGGTTTAGACTCCATTTCCTTAAAAATAGCGTCAACAGCCTTCTTCATCTTAGGAGATAACTTCTTATACTCCTTAGACATTTTATGCTCATCTTTTTCTGGTAAGTCCTGTTTGAACTCAGAAAGAGTTTTACTCACTATCTTCTTCTACCTTTGGTATATGATGTGTTACAAAACTATTTGCAACTTCTTGTCTTTTTGTCTCTAGTGCAGCCCCAACCTTTTGAGATAGAGCATTATTGAAATGAGATTCTGCATCCAGATTCTCTCCATTACCAATTGCGTCAACAAAGTCTCTAATACTATTACTCATATTTATTCTCCTTTAGTGGGGTCATTTTGAGCATAGAAGTCATCTCCGCCTGCAGCATCTTCACCACCACCTTCATTTTCAATTTGTCCATCAATCTCATCAATTTCTTCATCAGTGAGTCTGAGGATATTCTTTTTAACATATTCTTTAGAGAAGTATGTTCCAACATAAGATTCGATTTGTCCAAGCATATCCAATCTTTCTCTTAGAATTTCCGTATTCTTCAGTTCTGTAAAGTGACCATCTTGCAGATAATCAAACTGAATGTGTTCTTTAAGTGAATCCCACTCTTCAGTGGCAATAACACCCTTTAGGATAAGTTGTGTTCTAAGCATATCTGAGAACATAACTGCAAATCTTTTACGAAGTCTTTGAACAAACTTTGTAAATTTAAGTTCGTCACGAGTAATGTTATCAGAACGTCCAATAGAAAAGTTGTTTTCAGCTTCTAGTCTTGAAATAGGAACATTCAATGAACGATAGAGTTTCTTTTTAAAATATTCAATATCGTCAATCTCACCAAGGTTTGAACCGCCAGGCAAGGTTGTAATCTCTGTTCCTCTACCACCTTCTCTACGAGGCAACCAAAAGTCTTCTAACATTGACATATGGTTTCTATCATCTCTGATTTCACCAGTTCTTGCATCATATACCAACTTGTTACGATAACGATTCATAACATCTTTTAGGTATTGTTCTGCCTTTGCCTTTGGTAGATTACCAACGTCAATATAAAAGATACGTCTTTCGGGCGCACGAGAGATACGATAGATAACCAACGCATCTTCAATCATTCGCAACTGATTGACAGGTTTAATTGCTTTATGTAAATGTGAAAGGACTGTTCCTTTTTGTGCGTCTATTTGACCAGAAGGACAGTATGTAATTGAATCGGCAGTGATACGAATACCAGAAGTAGAACCACTGGTTTGATCAATACCCTTTTCATTATACAAATAAAATTCCTCGACACCTTTAATAATGTCAGTTCCCTTGTCACTCTTATCTTTACGAACTTCACGAACCTTTCGAATTTTACGAGGGTCAATGTAACGAAGTTCTTGAATACCAAGAGATGGATTTTTCTTATCAATCACTTTATGATAGTATAATCTACCATCAACATACCAACGCCTAAAAATGTCATGTCCTTTGGCATTAAAGTCCAAAAGAGATAACACGGTGTTGAATTCTTCTCTGATTTTTCTTTTAATTTTATCAGAATATTCTAGTCTATCTAAAGATATAGAAACCGATTGGTCTCTTTCGTCTGATACAACAGCCTCATTAACAATATCTTCAATTGCCATGTCACACTCTGGTTGCATAGCAATGTCACGATATCTACGAATTAAGTCAATTTCTGACCTATCTCTTCCGTCAATATCGAGTAGTTGAGTAAAAAACCCACCACCAGCAATATCAAATGCACCGTCATCAGAAGTGGGAAGAGTGAAACCATCACTCTTCCCCTCATCTTTTGCTCTAGTTATTCTAAATCCAAACAGTTCAGCCATAATATTTCTTTTCTCCTACTAGAGTTATTTTCTAACAGGATTATTTATAAGACTTTTTAAGTCTTATGCAGCACCACCACTAGAACCAGTTCCATCAAAATGAGTGTATCTCCAAGTGACAGTAAATGTTTCTACTTCACTTGCAGTATCCCAATTCAATTCGATTGCGTCCATAGCAGTTGGCCAGCAGTTTCTAATCACATGTGTTTTCAAAACATTGTCGTTTTGACGACCCAACTGTTGAACTGTCAAATCAGCAACATATTCGTTGAAATTTGCAGCAGCATTATTGGTGTTAATGTCTTGAATAACATTCATCCACTGTTCAATCATGTTACGAACTGCAAAGTCCGTATCATTGATAATTGTTGTTGTCCAAGGTTCGAACTCTCTGTCTCCATTAACATGTAGAATTCTTCCACGATAGTTAATAGGAACTTCTGTAATTGTCTGCCCAGGCAAAGATGCACCTTTCACAAAGAACTCTGCATTACTAACAGCAGTAACTCCGCCAGGAGCAGTCAGAAGAACTTTGAATTGGTTAGCACGAGCACCCCCACCAAGGAGGTTTGATTTAAATTGATCTAAAGTAGCCATTTTTAACCTCCTACCTCACTAAATGAAACACCAGTTCTCACAGCAATGAAGTTGAGAGTGATGAAGTTGATTGAACGAGCGGGTTTGATGAAAATGTTTGCAACAAACTCATTTCTGTCAATTACTTCTCCAGTGTTATTGGTTTCGTCTGCAACCACTGAGAAATCAGTGATACCTCTACGTCCTTGAACATCTCTGAGGAATGGTTCAACCATGTTTCTAAACTGAGCACGAGTGAACTCATCATTGAACTCAAAGAGTTGGAACTTAGCAGCAGTTGCAATTGCCTTTTCAAGAACCAAGAACAATCTACGAACATTGATTCTGTCAAATGCAGAAGGTCTTGCAAGTGCAGTCTTGTCACCGAAGAGAACTGTTCCTTGGCCTGGGAATGTAACAACAGGGTTAATTCTAGCAGGATATAGGATATCTCTTTGTGTTTTAGTTGGGTTAAATGCGAGTTTAACAGCACCACGAATCTGTCCACGATTGTAACCGCCAGGCGAGAACCAAGGGTCAGCAACTGTGTCAGTGTTAGCACACAAACCAGCAATGTCTCCGTTTAGAGGAACAAAACGATATACATCGTTATACTTGTCATACATGTATTTGTAACCACTGTCAAATACAGCATAAGAAGAAGAGTTCATCTGGTCGAAGAAGCCTTTTACGTTAGTGGTCTGAGTTGCACCAGATGTGATACCAACCACATCTTCTCTACGAGGAGAGATGAATACAACGCAATCTTTTCTGAAATCACCGAAATCAATCATGTTTTTCGCATGAGTAACACCGTCTGTTCCAGTTTGTCCACCACCGGCCAATACTAGATTTACGTCAACTGTTTCAACATCTTTTAGGTAGTCATATGCAAGTGATAGTTCACCAACTGTTGGTGCAAAATCATCAGAACCGATAGAAAGTGTATCAGTAATAGGAAGATGGTTTGCATCAAAGTTAGTTGTTGCACTTGCAGAACTAATTGCAACACCCCAATCTTCACCATCAGAATCGACACCATCTATTTCAGATGCCGGATGACTCATCCACCAAACATGCATTGAACCTCTGTTCACTATTGTTTTGTAGAAATTAGAACCACCCTGTGGAGTTTTAGCATTTGGATGTTTAGACAAGAATGAGAATGTTTCGATTACTGCAAGTGTTCTGTTTCCAGCAACATCTACATCGTAACCAGTGATTTCGCCTCTTGTGTCATAAACTACAACGTGCATTTCGTCTTCAGCAGAACCTAGTCCTTGTCCCTTTGCCCAATCAGATGTGCCTGGAGCAGCATCAAACAAGTCATAGAATCTCCAACGTCTGCGAATTGCAGTTCCGTCAGCGATGACAGATTGGATACCACCAGAATTTGTATCATCCAACAGACGAACAGTTAGATCGTTTGTTGCGATTGCAGTTACTTCATACTGATGTCCAGCAGTCTCTTGTAGATAGATAACATCACCAACTTGGAATTCTGTTCCATCATCAACGGTTACAGTTGTATCACCAACTGCAAGAGCTCCGTCTGTAAGTGAAGTTACTGTCTCTTCAAAAGCTTCAGCAGACGGACAAAGTGTAACCCCAACAGAGTTACCCCATGCGCCTGGATACTTTGAAACCCAGTTTCCTAGTGATGCAGAACCATCTGCATAATTGTTTTCGTAAAAATCATCGTTTGTAATTCTTGCACCAAGTTTTGCTGTAATAGTAGCAGCAGAAGCGGGTGCAGAACTGAATGAAAGTGTAGTTGATGTCACTGTAAAGGCAGTAGTTACAACACCATTAACTTCAACTGAAAGCAAGTCTGCATCAGATACAGCTTGTGATAGTGTGAAGTCAGTTGTTGAACCATCGCCAGTAGCAGAGAGTAGTGATGCACCGCCGCTTGCTACAGCGTTACGAGCACCAGTTTCGACACGAACAACTTTCAAGTTATTTGTATATTGCAAGAAGTTGGCGGCAGTAAACCAAGTTTCGAAATTCGTATTGTTTGGTTTACCAAAGGTATTGATCAACTCTTCTTCCGAACCTACTGTGATGACTTCATTCATCGGCCCCTTCTGAGTGGCAATTGCGATACCACCGATAGAAGTAGCAACAGCGGGAACGACATTAGTTAGATCAATTTCCTTGACTTGAACGCCAGGGGATACTTGAAATGCCATTTCTGTTTCTCCTTATTGGGTTTATTGTATAGAGTTTTTTTCAACTTTACACATTTATTTATAAAAAAGCAAGTTTCAAAAAACTTTTTTATATGCTGACATTTTATAAATAAATGTATGTCAGACTTCTATAACAAATATAAAAAGACAATCAAAGAATCAGCCAAGAGAAACTATCGGAAAAGAATCATTTGGATAAATGAATACCTTGCCAATAAACAATGTAACTACTGTGGTGAGCCTGAAACGGTTTGTCTCCAATTTTATCCCAACGACAAAGAAATTCGTAGGATGTCAACTAGGAAAGGTTTAGGTGAAGAAGATAGAAAAGAAATTCTAAATCAAATAAACCAATCTAAAATTGTATGTTCTAATTGTTTTTTAAAATTAGATAATGATATCACTCTTATTTAGAAAATTACCATTCTGTATCATGTGAACGAACCACTGGACTCCAACGAGTTCCATATTCATCAACAACAGTCTCTCCATATGGGGACTGTAATCCATCATCCATGAATCCGAATGGAGCCATATCCTGTTCTAGTTGATGTTGTTGTTCCATAAACATTCTAGCACGAATATCATCGTCAGTCAACTCTTTAAAGTATGTTTGTTGAATTAACCAAGAAAAGAGAACACAACACATTGCAAGGTCATCTGAGTGTCCATCTTCTGCTTCAAAGGTTTGTCCCTTGAGTATAAATGTAGAAAACTCATTGATTAGATCGTAATCTTGAATAATTAATTTATCTGTTTCAATAATTTGTTTAAGATTAGAGCAACCTAGTTTTTTAACCGCCTTTGTTGTTCTTACCCCAAGTTGTGCCTTTCCACCGCTAAACCCACCGCCAACGACTTGACCCGCACGACCACGCATGCTTGCCATTATAAGGTTCTCATACTCTAAGTCAAATTGTAGAGCAGTAGCAACCTGTTCACCGATATCATTTACCTCAACCATTACATAAGCTTGGTTATATGCATTTGCAACATCATGAATTATATTTGGATATAGAAGAGGTTTTATCTCATTGTTTCTATATTTTGCAGCAATAGTATAAGGAACGGTTGTCACATCAAACACAATAAATGCAGAATAGTCATTTCTTGTTCCTCTTGCAACGTCACAAATAATTGTGTATATGTGATCTGGTTGTGGTTTAACATATAAGTCTAATCCAGCATTTGACTTTATAGGATTCATATAAGCCATTGTTTTAATTTTTGCTGGATTGATTAGTGTATTTGCAGAACCTAAGAACTCACACTCAAACTCTCTTCTGAACTGTTCTTCAGAAGTGTTTGCAATTGTTTCTTCTCTCCATTTATCATCTCTGCCTGGAACTTGACTCCAATGAACATCTATGATATTATAAGAATTTCGTTTGTTCTCTGCATCAGTCCATAACTTGTAGAACATGTTCATACCATTAGGAGTTGATACGATAACAACTTTAGTAGACTTACCAGATGAAATTGTAGGATATACTGAACTAAAGAAGTCCTCTGCAACATTATGTGGAACGAATGCAAATTCGTCTAAGAACAACATATTGTAAGAACCACCACGAACAGCAGATGATGATGTAGAAGATGCAACGACACGAGAACCATTCTCTAAGTCCACAGAACCTTTGTTCCATGACACTACCCCTTGCTGTAACCACTTAGGTAGGTTTTCGTATGCAAGTTGAAGTCTTCCAAGAATATCTCTTGCAGTTGCAGCCTTGTTCGCAAGGATTGCCACGTTCATATTCGCATTGAACAGAACATAATGCAAAACATAAGATACCAGTGTTGTGGACTTACCAGACTGTCGAGGAAGTTTACAAATCGTAAAACGATTGTTGTGAATTGTTTCTACAATATCTTCTTGAAAATCATACATCTCAAAGGGAACTAATCCCTCATCCAAAGAAACAATACGAATATAGTTCTTAATGAAATATATGGGATCTTCCATACACTTCTGATATTCTACGATTTGTTCCTTAGTCCACTCTACAGGAACATTGGATTTTTTTAGTAGTGGATTTCCAAGATAGTGATCATAATTTGCCATAACATAGTTCTAATTTTTAAGTTGCAGTAAAGTATACAAAATTAAATTGTAAAGTAACATTTGTTCTATTATCTGCTTTTCTTAAAGAGTTGCCGGTTTTTGCAGCGTAGTATGATGACTCTTTATCACTATCTGTTAATACTGCAGCAGCGCTCCCGCCTGGCCAAGCAAGAACAGGCATCCATCCAGAGCCTGGATTAGAACCATCACTTTGCCGTTCTAGATTTCTCCAAGCATGTGATGTTGTTGCACCAGAATCAGTAGGAACAAAAGGTAGTGTGCAATTACAAGTAATATTAGAATCGACTTGGGACGAAAGTTGGAAATAGGCTTCGGATGTGTTGCCTTCCGACAACCTAAATGGGCCTTCAACTGCAACCAATCTTCCAATTTTTGCATACTTCATTTTGAGTGTTTCTGATCCACCACCAGCATCACTGAGTTGTATATTAAATGTGCCTTCTTCATAATCGTCAAGGGCGTTGTTGCCAGAGGTGTCTCCGTTGAAGGTAAGGCCACCACCGGCCAAAAGCCGCATACGTTCTGTTGGACTTGTTTCACCAACATTACACGTTAGAAAACTAATATACCCGCCGTCAGAACCATTTATTGCTTGTGCAAGATCAATCTGACTAACAATACCACGATTAGATTTGCCTATAATCCGACCACCAGCAGTTATTGCGTCTAGGGATTGTTTGCTTGTGATATGACCATTGGAGTCAACAGTTACTTGACCGCCACTGGTTGTGATATCCAGATCGGTTGAAGGGCTACTAGTGCCAATGCCTACTCTGTTATTTACAGAGTCAACTACAAGAGTGTCTGTATCCAGTGTGGTTGCACCAGTAACATCTAGTGTTCCAGCAATCGCAATATTAGTGTCTAACTTTGCAGAGGTAATCTGCCCGTCAGCAATATCTGCTGTAGCAACTGTGGTATCTCCTAATGAACGAGAACTGATTTTTCTAATTGCCATTATTCTTTCCCTTTAAGCATTTTTTGTAATTCAGCAGTAGAACCGACAAACAATGCGTTTGTAACATTCTTTGGTGCAGAGTTAGGAACTTCTTTAAGTTTCTTCATCTTTGTCTGCAAGTCACCTAGTTTTTCAGTAACCTCTGCTACTTGTTTAATTAAATTTCCAGCAACCTCATAACTGCGAGGATGGTCTGATTCTCTTGCAAGTTCAAGAATACCATCAATAGCATCCTGTCCTCTTTCAATCAGATTATAAAAGTTTTCTCTCTGATATTTATAATCATTATCTATGTCTTGTTCATCTAGAGTTGTTGTTGGAACAAGAACAGGTTTTGGTGGAGTAACCTCTTTTGTTGTTTTCTCCACTACATCTGTTATACCAAGAACATTATCCAGAATTTCTTCTTGTCGCATTAGTAGACCCTAATTCCCCACCAGTAAGTTACAGAGTTGTCATCAAAACTTGAAGAACCAGAAGTAATTTGAGAACCGCCGGCATTCAAATCCCATGTTCCGCCATCTGAATTAACAAAAACTGAAAATCGGTATCTATAATCAGCAGTAGGCTGGATGACGTGCATGTATGATGCAGTTAGAGTTGCGCCGTCTTGGTCAGATGAACCATCATAGTATCTTTGAGAGTTACAAAACACATCACTCCAAGTAGAACCTCCGTTTGTTGACTGTTGAACGCCAATTGATACATCCCTTAAAGCTTCAGCATTATCGGTATCAAATCCGGCTGATATACCAAAAATCCAGAACTGTGCTTCACCGTATGTTGATAGATTGGGTGTCCATGTGTTGTTTGCATCCCCAGAAAACCCATCAGTGGAATCATAATCAACTACTCCATTTGTATTAAATGGAACTACATATTCAGTGTTATCAGTGAGGTTATTCGCTGCAGTAGTGATTCTAAATCTAAAATAGTCTCTGAATTCTAGTTTGTTCGATTGGATGGCTCCTACCGCCATTTTATCATTAGTAATGGCACTATTTGCAATCTTTGCCGTAGTGATATTTGAATCTAATATTTTGGCCGTAGTGACGGCACCATCTGAGATTTCGGAAACGGTAACAGAGTTTGCTGCTAAATCTTCTGCAACAATAACGTCTGTTCCAATCATTTGTGATGTAATTCTTTGAATTGCCATGTTTCTTTATCCTTTAAGACTATTTATTCGTCTTCTCCTGTCTCTGGATTAAATTCTTTTGCGTCTTGGAAGAACGAAGTTGTTTCACTAAAACCAAAATCATCATCATCAGCAAAAGAAGTTACTGGATCGGGAGTAGCAGTAAACCTTTGTTCTCTTGTTGGAGAAACTGCTGGTAGGTTTGCATACTGATCGACTTGAACAGACTTGATAACCTTCTGAGAAGATACAGGCCCATACAAATAAAATTTTGCTGTAAAATTCAAAGTGTAGATAATTGCTCTTCTAGATGCAAAGTCTCCTTCATAATCATCTTCATAAGTAATACCACTCAATATAATAGGAACATCCCGAATAATATCTAAGTCTGGACGTTCTCTAATTGTAATAGTATATTCTGGTTGAAAGAATGGTAGAATTTGTTCTGTAATTTGTAGTGCGTCATCTGAATTCTTTGCCATAACATACAATTCAAAATTGATGTTATATGGAACAGGCATATATGAAGAAAGAAGTTGATCAGCAGTAGAACTATTTGTCTTCTTCTTTACTTTAATTGCTCTGTTTAGTTTTCGACTTGCATCATACTCTAGTCCAGTAATCTCAAATCCTAAACGTGGAAGAGTAATTGCAACCTTCTTAGAAAGGTTTGGGTCTTCCGTTAAACGAGACAACCACTTCTGTTTTGGGCCATATGCAAGTGGCACTTTCATAGTTTGTATAATTGCACCGGCATTGTTCTTACGAACAATTTCAATGTCATTAAACATTGTTCCAAATGCAACAACAATATCTCTTGTTGTCTCGTGATAAAAATGTTGTCCAATCATATTATTTTAATCCTATATCTCCAAATGGATTCGATTCTGTAAAGTCTAGTATCGTATCATCCAATCTTTCAAAATCATTATTATCAGACCTTTCATCTATAGTCTGAATATTATATTGCTCTAGTATTATATAGGAAGGTGATGCACCAGGCACCGAATTCTCTAATATAATAGAACCACTGTATGTTTCATCTTCAGCAAGAATATAATCATTAACACCAGAATCTTCTTGAATAATTAAACCACTTCTATCTTCAAGTCTAATTTGTTCATTAACAGTTCCCTGTTGTTCTAGTGTTACTTGATATTCAAGTTGGTTTAGACTGTTATCAGTTTCTACACCATCAATTTCTGCAATACCAGTTGCAAGGTCTTCATGACCATACTCAAATAAACGACACTTTAATTTGTATGCTGGAACATTGTGAACTTGATAGAAAGGATCATCGTGATCCACAAATCCAATTTCAAACAACTTTTGTGTTTTCGGGAAATAAATTAAATCTCCCTCATTTGGTCTACTTGATACAATTAAATTAGAATCTATAGAAACAAACTGTTCCCATCTTCTTCTTGCAACAATAAATGTTGCCTCATTTTGTATATCCAATCCAAACTTTGACATGAGTTCTTTTTCGCCCTCATATCCATCCACATTTTCAAAATACATTTCGATAAGATACGCTTCATTAAAAGAGGATAATGTATCCTCTCCAAAAATATCATCTTCATTAACCAGTTTACGAGGCATATAGTAGACATCTTGTCCATAAATCCTCAACTGTTCAATCATCAAGTCTTCATAGAGTGCCTGTTCTGGTCGTGTTCCAGTATCGAAATATACATTAGTCGGCATAACCTACCCTATCATATGCATTGGTGGAAGTTCGTATGCTAATTGAATTTGTTCCTCAAGTTTTTCGATTTCCGTTTGAGCCTCCTCAAAAAGTTTTGCCCCGTTGAGAGTAACACCACCCAACATCTGAACTCCTTCAAATTTAGAAAGATTTGCACCCCATTGACGTTTAATCAACTGTGTAGTATATTTTTTAAGATACATATCATTCCACACATCAGTATATGTTGAAGGATCTAAAACTCTATATGCTTCAATTACAATATAATCTCCAGCAGAAACAGCTGTCTGCCAATCCATATCCAAATACAATCTATTTTGGTGCTGATTAAATCGAATAGGAACTTGTCCAACCAAAATATTATCTAAAAAGTCGATATGTTGCATTGTCATTTGATAGTGAATAACTGATGTTGAACTAAAGTCATACAAGTCATTCAGTCTCAATTGATAACGAACATCAAAAAGATTAATATTTGCTTTATCCGAAAAATCAAAAACTCTTACTACACTAAGAATAGATTCTGGAACTGGAATATAATTTTTCTGTAGTTTCCATGTAGCAGTTGTTGAACCGTCTACATCTGTAACGGCCGTGAGTGTTTCATCACTCCTAGCACGAGTTATATCATCAGCAGTAATTTGATATTTTAAATAAACCCTCTCAACACCATCATAGTGATATTGTCCAAAATATTGAAGAGCTTCATCTATCCTATCTTCAACTTGATCTGGATCTACATTGATTTCAATTACTGGTTTACCTAGAGCTCTTAAACAATATTCTTTAAGGTTTGCTCTTGAACTTGGTGTTGCCATATCATTTTATCCTAATGCGATTGCCATTGCGATGGAGAACCCACTATCTGGTGCATTACCTTCTGCGACTTGAACCACAGTTCCATCACTCTTTTTACTATACATCTTTTGGTCTTCTAAATTGACCGCCAATTCACCAACCTCAAGATCAGAAGCCTGCGGCACTGAAGACGCAGTTTCCGATCTTTTGATTTTAATTGCTGTTGTCATTATCTAATACCTATTTTAATAAGTTCCACCATCAATTCCAGTAACAGTTACAGCACCAGCGGTAACAGTAAAGTTATCAGAACTAAATGATGCGACACCCTTAACAGAAGTTGTTGCAGTAGCAACACTAAATGTCAAGTCATCTGTTCCATCTGTAGAAGAAACAGTGATGTTTGTTTGTGTTCCGTTACCAATCATTGCAGCAACAGCGTCATAAACTCTTTCGTCTTGGTAATATAGGTTAGTAGAACCTTCACCAATGTCATCAGTGTCCAGTGTAATAGAAGCACCTAGAGCAACTGTATTAGAGTTAATTGTTACTGAATCATTGACAAGTTTTGCATTTGCAATTGAACCAGCCAACATTGCATTGGTAATACCAAGTGCCTTGACTTGTAGACTGTCCCCAGAAATCTCAATAGATGAGTCGTCCACATTTACTGCATGTGTTACAACATCACCAGAGACAGATGAGGTAATACCAGAACCACCAGTGAAGGTGAAAGTATCACCCAAGTCCACTGCGTTTGAACCAGAGTCACCAGACATTGTAATGGTTGAGTTAGTCAACTTGGCGTTTGCAATTGAACCGGCAAGCATTGCATTGGTAATACCAAGTGCCTTGACTTGTAGAGCATCACTTGCAATCTCAATAGAACTATCATCAACATTTACATCAATTGTATTACCAGTTTTTGTTAATGCATCTCCAGCAGAAATCTGTCCAGCACCAGAGAACTGATCGAATGTGATATCGTCTGTTCCAAGTGTTGGTGTTCCATTATGTGTTGCAACGTAACCATTATCTGCGTTGTTTGTTCCTTCTTCAACAAAAGTAAACGCACCACCAGTAATCTCAGACGCTTCGTTTGCATCTGGTGTTCTAGTAAGAACGAATGCAGCAGAAGCTCCACCAGTATTAGTTACCTTATAGAAACCATTCTCAACTGGGTCAGTCTGATCTTTAACAAGAACTCTATCGTTTGCAGATAGTGTAACACCATCAATTGCGATTGCACCGTTAGAGGTTGCAGTCAATGTTCCATTAGAGTTGTTGTAGGTTGCAGAAAGGTTTGCAGTTGTAGCAACTCTTACAGAGGCCTTAACGTCAAGTCCATTTGCAACTTGATCAACATATGCCTTGTTTACAAGTGACTGTGATTGGAAACCAGCACGAGACTCGTAACCAGAGGGAACGATTACTGTTCCTGTTCCATTTGGTTCTAGTGACAAGTCACCATCTGTATCTGTTGTCGAAACAATGTTTCCATCAATCGTGACATTATCAACATCAAGTGAGGTAATACCATTTAAGTCTGTCTGAGTATCACCTAGTGATACTGTATCAGAACCGATTGTAATGGAAGAGTTTGTAAGAGATGCATTTGCAATATTTGAAAGTGTATTACTAGACGCATCAATTGTCTTGTTTGTTAGTGTCTGTGTTCCAGTAAGAGTTGCAACCGTAGAATCAATTGCAAGAGTAATCTGATCTGCAGCGTGTGTAGATGTCAAACCAGTTCCACCTAGAATTGAGAGTGTGTCTCCCAAATCTACAGCATTAGAGTTTGAACCATCCGAAACTGTGATTGTAGAGTTTGCCAAATCACCGTTTGCAACACCTCCAGATGCAAGAGATACTGCACCAGAAGAAACAGAGAAGTTACTTGAATTAAAAGAAGCGACACCTTTGTTACTTGTAGTTGCGTCTTCACCAGCTACTGTAATTGTAGTTCCAGTATGAGTAACATCCATACCCTCACCACCAAGAACTGATAATCCGTGTGAAGATGGAGTTAATGCACCACTGTCTGTTGTTATTGTTTTAACAACATCATCACTTAGCGTTACCGCACCACTGGTAACACCAAAGTCTCCAGAATCAAAAGATGCAATACCTTTATTTGAAGTGGTTGCATCCTCACCAGAAATTGTTGTTGTTCCGGCAGAGTCATCATATGCAACATCAATACCTTCTCCAGCAACTACAGCACCACCAGTTTGATCTTGGATATATTCTTGTAGTGAAGTTGTTGCATCGACATACATGTTGGTAATAATAGATTTACCAGTTCCATTTGGAGTAACATTGATATTACCATTTGTATCTGTCGAGGAAAGTGTATTGCCGTCCAATGTAAGATTATCAACATTCCAAACATCAATCTTACTACTTGAATCAACAATAACAGCTGCACTGGCAGTCAATGTGCCATGTGTATGATCCATCAAATCAGTATAGTATTTACCACCGATTTTTAATGGTGTGTTAGTATTAGTGGTTGGATCACCAATATATAATCTTCCACCATTTCCGCCTGCATCAGTATCAGTTGCTGAAGTATCATAAATGTAAGCGAGTTCACCCTGTTCCAACTGTGATGGTAGGTTGGCAGTTGTGGTGCGTTTTACTTGAATAATAGTTGCCATTTTTTTCTACCTTGTTTTAAATTAAAATGCTCCACCGTTCAGACGAAGTTCGCCAGTATCGGTTTCGATTCGGTTTGTTATTACAAACTTTTCTGTGTTTCCATCATATTGTATCATTCCTCCATCTGCAACCGATGTAGCATCAACGTCAGCAAGTTCAGTCAACCTACCCCCTGTAGCACCAGATGGGCCCTGTGGGCCAGGCACTGTAACACGAGTTACTTGTGGTTGATTTCCTTGAGAAACCGAACCAACTATTGTTCTTGCCTGAGTTACTTTAGCAGAAATAGACATGATTAAGAGCTCCTAGAAACACTTGGGTTTACCACAGCATGACCCTCTACAACTCTAGTTTTCGTTCCATCAGAAGCGGTTATCAAAAGATCATAAACATATCTTCCCTCTTCTAAAGTTGCAGTTTCAGTGTCAGTAAGTGATATTGTTATTTTTCCAGTTGTGCGGTCAGAATCAAATGTTGACGTAAAAGATGTTGCAGTTGTTGATGCATATGTTTTACGAATCTGTCCAAGAGCGGTATAACCAGACAAATCTAAAGCTTCTCCAGCACTATCATTAATAGTTACTGTAGTAGAAAAGTCTGCACCTTGATCAATGAATATATTTGAAATAGTCGCCATTCCACACAATCTCCTTCTTTCATCTATTTATAAGGATTGTATGTTAAATAAAATAAAACCCGCCTAAGCGGGTTTTAGAAGTAATTATGAAGTTATTGATTTATTCACCATCAACAGATGCTTGTGCAGCAAGGTGTGCAGCATAGG